GCATTTTGCGTAGACATTGTGCCAAGACCGCTAACTTGGGTATTGGCAATAGCGATTGAGGTATTGGTAACGCTAGTGACTTGACCGCTTGCATTAGTAATAAATACTGGGACTGCGGAGGCAGAACCATAAGTTCCTGCTGTGCCAACTGGGGTAATACTAAAAGTATTAGCAGTAAGGGTTAATCCTGTTCCAGCAGAATATGTTCCCATTGCTGAAAACTGTACCCAAGGCATAGGAGTGACGTTAATTGTTCCTGTTGCAGTTGCGGTACATACCCATCCTGTATTAGATTGACCACCATTTAAAAGGACTGTGTAAGCACCTGGCACTTCTGACCATACATCCATGTCAACTGCACGAGTCCATGTGCTTGCAGAGGCAATATAGATGCCGTTAAATTGACTAGATGATTGGTTTTTAACAAGAACTCTATCGCCAGATAAAGTTGTATAGCCATCAATAGTTTGTAAGCCTGACAACGTAATATTAGTTGTAGTGCCTACCGCACAAGCAGCTTTAGGGCCAAGACCTTGAGCTACTGTATCAACATAAAGCTTGTTTGTAATGTCAGTATTGCCACTAGGACTTGTAGAAATTTGTCCTGTCGTTGCTGAAACATTAGTAAAAACCCCTGTGGATGGGGTTGTAGCACCGATTGTTGAACTATCAATCGTGCTATTGGTAATTTGTAACCCTGATTGCTTTGGGTTAATTGATGCGTAGAACGGCTGACCCTGACCTATAAATGTTTGAAAATTGCCATAAACATCAAAATAAGCCTGAACTGGCAGTAGATTTTGGTCTACTGTTGAAGAAGGGCCAGCCATAATGCTCCTTAATTAATGCCTTCGCCTGGAGTAATTTCTACGCTAGTTGCTGCGCTAGAAATAAACCAAGCATTTGGTGGAATACCGCTAAATACTCCTACTCCGTTTGCAGGAATAGAAAGCACGTTAGCTGTGCCAGTAGCTATTGGAGTAGTTGCAACAGGAGTAACTGTTGCATCATTAGGCTCTTGAGGAGCCCAGCCTACTCGTACTAAGCTAGAGGTCAAGTTAACAATACGATACCCTGATGGATATACGTTGTTGCTAGACTTTACTTGAACTGGCGAGGTACTAACCAAATATGTAGGGCCAAAAGGCGAAAACGCTGAGTTATAGGCCATTTTTAGCTCCTTAAACTGCTGTTGTTGGTAATGGCAAGTTTTCTACACGAGTTACGCAAAATACATAAGTGCCAGAAGCAGGAGTAACTGAAGCTGCTGTGCTATTTAAAAACGCAACAGTCAATACACCAGGGGTTAAAACGTCACATTCTGCACCAGTAACACCAGCGGTTTGTGAACCAGCTAAACCTACATATTGAACAATGTCAGTTGTTTGCAAACCAGCAATGTTAAATGTTTGAGCAGCAGTTGTATAAGCAGCTACAGCAACAGGAGTTAGATTAGGGCCAATGTAAGATTGGGAAAGAACATTTCCACGAGATATAGTGGTAGATGGCATTTTATTTTCCTTTAAATAAGGTAAATCAATTATAGGGTAAATAAGAAAAAAAGCCACGCTTTTTGGGCATGGCTTCTTCCTTTACTTCAACTAGCCTTAGTAAGGGCCAGAGCTTAAATCGTAGCCGTACACATATACGTCAACAGTTGCAGTTGCATAAGCTGTCGAAATATTTACATAAACAGTCTGAGCAGACAAAGCCGTATTAGGGTTTGTAGCTGAAGAGATGGTTACATAAGATGGGGTAGTTTGACTTGTCAAAGCTGCTGCTGTCAAAACTGCTGAACCACCTTTAGATACGGCTGTATAAATACCGAGGTTAACAGAAGCCACAGATTGTGTTGCTCCGTTGTTGTTTGCATTAGCAACAACTACAGAAACAGGCACATAAAGTGAGCTGTTGTTAATTTGAACAGCAAAGTCTGCTGCTGCTGCGGTAGACACACCTTTAAGAACAGCTAAAACACGCAACGCTTGTTGGCTATTTAGGTTCGATGGATGGGTAGTGCTTGTTGTTGCTGGGCCTGGATTTGCCATGATTTTATTCCTTAAATATTGTTAAAAGGGAAGGGCTTGCGCCCCTCCGTTTATTACGCTGCTACTCGGCAAGCCAACTCTGGGTAGAGTGGGGCCCAGCCGTATAGAACGTCTACACGAGTAGGAATAGAGTCATTGTTAATCGTGTATTGACGAACTACACGCATTGACAGACCGATTTCCTTGTCGGAAGCACGACCAGCGAAATGAACACCTTCAGGCAACTCAAGGTCAGCCATAGCCATTGTGAACGCATTGCGGTGCATTACGATGTTTTGTGGAGAAACTACACCATTTCCACTTGCATTGTATTGTGAAGCAAAGAATGTCACAGCAGCAGAAGCAGAAGGAACAGGGATGCTTACGTTTTGGAACTGACCACCAGAGATAACTGCTGGGGATACTGTTACAGAAACAGAAGAACCTGAAGCTACGCTAACGGCTTGCTTAACTACGAATGAACGCAGTTTGTTTGTGCCGTATGGTTGGCGGTTTTGTGGGTTAGTTGCATATACACCAGCAATAGTGAAAGTGTCACCAGCGTTCAAGTTGATTGTGCCTGTATTAGCAGCAGTCAAAGTGATTGTGGACTGTGAAGCCCAACCTGATGTCAAGAAACCAGTTGCGGTTGTAGTAGCCACAGAAGCAGTTACAGTAGAGCTAGAGAAGTTACCAAAAGTTTGTGACACGATGTTTTGGTCAAGCTTCCAGTTCATACCGCCAGAGTCACGACCCATCAAGCCTTTAGTGTATTGGCTAGAAATTTGCTCTGTAGGAACAAACAAACCTTTCAAGCTGTCAACAATAGTTGCTGAAGTAAACGGCTCAACGATACAGCTTCTACGACCATCACGAGGAGCACCTTCGGAATCAAGGTAAGCCTGTGCTGACAAGTATGTATACAAGCCAGTTGGAGGAGTACCAGCAGTACCAACGATGTTAGCTGTGTTCAAAGCTGCTGTAGTTGTACCATCAAAGTCGATTTTGTTGGCAATAGCTGCAACTGCTGGCTTGAGGATGCGGTCAGAGAACATATCCAAAGACAGAGCTAAGTCTTGAGTTGTGAACTGTGTATCAACGTGGAACTGAGTGCTCAAAGTAACAGGAACTGAAGTTTCGTTCAAGTCCTCTACGTTCAAAGCTGGGCCAGTTGTACCGATGAAACGACCAGGTCTACGTACGTTAACTGTTGCGCCAATTTTTGCGCCAACTACGGCAAATTGGTCATCATAGTTGCGGTCTACTTCTGATGTAAATGTTAATTCGTTTTCGAGAACCATCAACGCTTCGTTGGTGATTTTCGAGATGGTTAATAGCGTATTTGCCATGATTTATTGCTCCAAAAAAATTAGGTTTATCTGACTTTACCAGCCTGTCTTGCAGCTTTCCATTGAGCATAAGTTCCATGAAATTCACCATTAGTGTCAATCATCACGTCTTTGCCAACTTTTCCACCACTTAACGGCCTGATAGGTTCAGGTGCTTTACTACTCGAAACAGTTTCTTTGACCTTGTCAGCTTTTTTAGGTTTATCCTCTTTAGCTTCCAATTTAGCTTCTAACTTGCCCAATTCTTTAAGAGCTTTAGCAACTGGCATTTCTGTCAGCTCTTTAGCAAAGTCCTCATTTGATGCGAGGTGGTATAGGAGTTGTGGGCCTACATCACTCTCTAAGATTGAATCACGAATAGGGTCACTTACGACAATATCCGATGACTTAACCATCCTATCAAAATCAGGCAAATCCGCTTTCGCTTTCTCAATTTTCTCATTCCAAGTCTTTAAGACTTTTTCCTGAGCTTCTTGAGCTTTGCGCTGCGCTTCTTGCTCATCCCTTTGCTTTAAAGCATTTTCCGCACTCCATTCCGCTAATGCTTCTGCATATTCAAAAGCATCATTAAACTGGCTTGCTTGGGGCTTATCTTCAGATTTAACAGTTTCCTGTTTAGGCTGTTGAGTATTCCCTGCTTCATAACTCTTAAGACGTTCCTCTAGTTCACGAGCTTTGGCTTCAGCTTCCTGCGCCCTTTTCGTTACTTTATCGAACCGCTTATTAAGCTTGTCTTTCTGCTTCTCAGACTTCTGTTCCTCAGCTTCTTCCTTTGCTTCTGGTTCACTCTGTTCTTCGCTTTGCGCTGGCTCTGTCGTTTCGACAGCCTCAGTTGGCTCTACATCGTCAGCTAAACCTAATCTTTCTGCATAAAAGGTTGTTGCGTTTTCTGCTGTTACTACACTACTTGCTACTTTTTCTTCGTTGGCCATCTTTTAGAAGCTCCAATTTGAGTTAAAAATACTACTAAAAATAATTCTTGTCTATTTCTTTGATGCTTTTTTCGCTTCTTTAATTAAAGTTTTTTGCGCCTTTAATTCTTTTTTGTCCATACCAGCAAACGGATTCTTAGTTTCAGGTTCGTATTTAACTCCTGCTTTACGAGCCATTTCCTTCATTTTCCATTCTGTTACGTTTGCTCCAGTTACTGTTGGCATAATTTTCTCCGATTAAATACCACGTTCAATAGCTTCGTCTAAAGCTGCTCTTTCACTACGCATATCCATTTTAGCCATGATTAAAGCTAATTGCGCCTTCATTTGCTCTACTTCAATTTGGGTTTGAGTCTTAATAACTGTGTCATGCGCTGTAGTGCTTGTACGCAACTCGCTATCAGCCCTTCTAGTTTCATTATCCATTTGGGCTTTTTGCAGCATAGCTTTGTCTTTTTGCTCTGCCACAGTTGCGCCATACTTCATATCCATCTGCATAGCTTGTAGCTGTTGCTGGAGTTGCTGGATAGTTTGTTGCGCTTGAGCCAACTGCATTTGCACTTGAGGTGGAATGTCTGATTTTTCATCCACTTGAGCCAATGGATTAGCAGCAGCCAAGCGGTCAGCAATGATGTCTGCACCTGGGAAGTCCATGTTACGAAACACCAAATCACCAGCTTGTTGCAT